AGGACTCATCAGGTAGCTCGTGCTCAAGGGAACCGGGGTGGTACTTCTGCGAGTAATCGCAGGCGTGCGCTCCGTGGTGCTCTCGACGTAATGTTGAGAGGGTACAGTGCACCTTCGGGTCTACTGTATAGCGTTGCCTCGGACTTGTATGAGTCTCTGGACACTGCGGTTTCACTTAAGTGTGAAATCTTGCTACGGTACGGTGAACTCGAGCAATTAGCTCGGGCCTCCGTATCTCCTTCGGACTATAAATGTGCTCTTCGATATGCAGACGACCAACAGGCCGTTAGCTTTTTGAAGAAAGCCCCCCTGGTTATTCCAGGTGTTGATCCGGAGGCTGCGGCCAAGAAGAAGTTCTTGGAAGCAGAATTGCAGTGTGAAGTGACCAACTCTCGTATCCGTTCATTTGTGGCCGCCCCCCTAGGGGTAAGCGGACCTATAAGGCGTGTCATTTCGACAGCCATGGGTAAAATCCACGAATGTTTAGGAATGGAGGTTGATTACCACCAGTGGCTTAATGCTTGTCGGTTTGGTCCCGGTGTGTTTAATCACACCGAGGTCAAGGGACTTACGTCCCTTTACGATAAGCTGCAAGTCCAACCTTCTGTCACCCATGACATGAAGGATGTTGCGGCCCTGCTCGTGATGAGCCGGCCTCAATGGGCACGAAGCATAACCGATTCTGAGGTCGAAGGCTTTTGGCCTATCCCTCGTGATTCGGATTTCAACTTGGTGCCCGGCAACAGAGTAGCCTTTGTCCCGAAGACCGCAGTTACACATCGAACGATTGCAATTGAGCCTCTGATGAACATCTATGCCCAACTTGGGCTAGGTGCTCTAATGAGACGAAAATTGAAAAGATTCGATATTGACCTGGATGACCAAACGCCTAATCAGCGTGCGGCCCTTGAAGGGTCAGTAACTGGTTCTCTGGCAACCATCGACCTCAGCTCAGCTAGCGACACTGTCGCTAAAGAGTTGATCCGTTTACTCCTGCCGGATGGCTGGTTTAAATGCCTGGATCTGTGCCGCTCTAAGAGCGGCTCACTTGACGGGAAATGGTTTCGTTACGAGAAATTCTCCTCTATGGGGAACGGTTTCACATTCGAACTTGAATCCCTGGTTTTCTGGGGACTCATGTTCGGTGTGTGTCGCGAATTGGAGATCGAGACTCAATCAGTCCTGGTCTACGGCGACGATATAGTGATCCCTGTTGCCGCGTACGATCTCGCAAAAGAGGTGCTAGAGTGGTGCGGTTTTTCGGTTAATCCGAATAAATCTTACCATACTGGCCCTTTCCGCGAGTCCTGCGGTAAGGATTACTATGACGGGAAAGAAGTTCGTCCCTTCTATCAGAAGGAAAATCTCAAGGGGGCGGAAAGCCTCTTTGCCCTCGCAAATGGTTTACGTCAAGTTGCTAATCGGCGGAATCGCGGCCTTGGCTGCGACTCTCGTCTGTTGGCGGCTTGGCGGACAACACTGCGAGCGCTTCCTCGTCCTATTGTGCAAAATGTCTTAGTTCCCCAGCATGCTGGAGATACCGATGGCATCAAGTGCAATTGGGATGAGGCCCAGAAATCTCCATTCGTCCTCAATAAATGGGGATGGGACGGTTTCTTCGGGCTGAGATACCAAGCAGTCGCCCGTGAGGGTGACGCTCCAAGTAATTTCTTGGGGGTAGTGGCTTCACAGCTCTACCGGCTTGGCGACGAAGGTAGGTTAACTGCTCAACAACTCGGCGTCCCTCGTGAGGGGTGGCGTCGGTGGTTGGATGAGCAGGGAAATTCCGCTTCTGCCTCTCCCAGGCAAGAGCGGGGTTCTTCCTACCGGCTACGGGAAGGTGCCTTTTGGGGCCCTTGGACTGATCCGGGTGTATGGTTGTGAAACCTTGACCTAGATCTTTGGGAG